CCGAATGTATGATACATTGCAGCATCATTACAAAATCATCCACAATCGCAGCCATAAAACAATACATAACAATCAATTCTAAATATATCCCTTGATTCGGATGAATTTTATGGATGGTGGTAGTCATTCAACTGCTAATTCAGCAGTTATCAATGCAACCCCAACTGTAAGTAATCCTTGGATAGAAGCCATGGTTGTTAGAGGTTCATTGAATTATATGCAAGGCCCATGGGGAATGAGATAATTAATATAGGATTTTAAATTGACACATTTCATTTTTGATTCATGTATTGGTTGTGATATCTGTTTACCAGTTTGTCCCACAAAAGCAATCACAGGCGAATCAAAAGAAATATATAAAATCGATCCTACTCTATGTATTGACTGTGGAGTATGTGGTAAGTATTGTCCTGCGGCTGCAATCCAAGATGATTTCGGAAATATCATAGAAAGTATCAAACACAAAGATATGCCTAAGGCTTATGTCTTAGAAGAAAATTGCACTGGTTGTGTATGGTGTGTAGATATTTGTCCATTCGATTGTATTATTATGTCTGATTCATCAGTCGAAAGGGATCATAGTCAAGTTGCTGTAGTAGATGAAAGTGATTGTGTGGGTTGTAGATTGTGTGAAGAAATATGTAACAAAGGAGCAATCATAGTTCCGAAACATTCTAACGAGGCTGAATATATGACACCATTCATGCATGAGTTTGTTACCTCACCTTTAAGAGCATATTAATAGACAAAAAAGTAGGGGGACAACTTTGCGTTGCCCCCCTTTTTATTTCACTTCCCGGCGGGGTAATTTCATGGTCGGTGAAATAAAAGTCCTATCTCAACATTAAATTATTTATAATATAATCAATCTTGTTCTGCGAGTTTCTTAAAGTAACTCATAGCATCATCAGACTTTTCATCTGTAGAGACAGGCTGTTCTATAGGAATATCATTAGCACCACCTGCAGGACCGAACTTCTCTGCGTGTTCTAATACTGTTTCAGTTACATTCGATACAGCACCAGAAGTATTACCAATGATTTCATCAAATTTTTTCTTTAGTTCTTCATAAGGTTTGAAGTTAGAAGGATCGACAAACTGTTGTAGAGCGTGTTCAGCCTTCCATACAGCTTCAATCTTATCATCATTACCTTCAAAAAGTTCAGTCGTGCCTTCAAACTCTGACTTATCGTAGTTTGTAAAACCTTCTACTTTGCGTATCTTCAGTTTGAAGTTTGCACCTTTCCAGAAGTCAAATGGATTGACTGCTTGTTCATCAGCAAACGCAGGAAACATAACATCATTAATCTTATCAAATATCTTTTTACCATACTTGAATAGAAATGTTTTACCTTCGTTCTCTGGATTCGCTGGGTCTTTCACGACAAGAATGTTTGAGATATAGTTCAAACGTCTTTTACGTTTTCGTGCAAGTTCTTTGTTTGCTTCACTACCAGAGTTCCATAGTTCGTTGTTTGCATCAGATACAGGATCACTCTTACCTAATGTAGTAAGAGAGTTCTCTATATACCAACGACCTGACGGACCTTGAAACCCATGTGAAAACACTCGCACCCATGGTAGTTCTTCACCTTCAATCGCAGGAAGAAAACGAATGACTGCATAACCATTACCTGCCTTATCAACAGCGGCTCGCCAGTATCGTGTATCTTCTTGATATGAAGTTTTTTCTTTTTCTGGATTTGCGATTTTCTCTAGTTCTTTTTGTAGAAAATCAAAGTTGGAATTAGACTTCTTTAAATCTGATAGGGACATCATATTCTCCTTGTATAAAAATGTATTGTATCGTATCCACTTAAAACATAATATTATCGTATATAAATTTTGCTGTCAATAGTATCATAATCATATAAAATATTTTCTTTATCATTTACTTTCCATGTTTCTTTCTTAACTTCTCTAAGAACAACTTGTTCTTTTTTATTGCAGCCTTCAATCGATCATCTTCTGTAACTACTTTCTTCTTTGGTGCAACTTTCTTAATCACTTTCTTTACGACTGGTTTCTTCTTAGGTGGTGGTATTTGTGTTTTTTGTGCCATACAACCAGCAAGAACACTAATACCTAAAACAGTTGCAATTGTAAGTAACATCATTTTCATTGTATAGTCTCCATATAGTTATTTCTTTGTTGTAGATTTTTCTGTTTTCTTTGGTTCTTCCGCCTTTTCACAACCGATAAGAGCGCCAAAACTAAAGAGACAGATTGCTATCATAGATAGAATTATTTTCATCTGTAGTCTCCTAAAAAAGTGTTATTATTATTGTAACATTATTTAACTTCTTTGTCAATACCAATTCTTAATTCTGATTCTGTTTCTACTACTACTCTTGCACCACAAGATAATAAAGGTTTATCGTTCCCACCATAGATAACTTTTGATGGTCCAAGAATTTCTACTTCATGACAATAAGTATTCTTTCTTCCTTCTTTGATAGTCAACACAGGTTCGTTCTGATTGTGTTTTCTATTAGAACGTATCTTGTGCATATTTACATGAATATATTTTTTCATCATTTATCCTGTCTTAGGTCTACCAAACTCTCTTTCGTGTTCACTAGGAAGTTGAGATCGAAGTATCATATTTTCTGATTTGAGAGCCTCAATCTCTCTTTGTGCTTCTGCCATACTTGCAGAAAACATTCTTATCTTTTCTAATGCTTCTGGATAGTATCTATGTTTTATCCAATCCATTTTTTTCTTCGGCCTCTTTCTGAAATTTTTGAATTTTTAACTGTAAAACTTTTCTGTATTTATCTGTATTATAAAGAGGACCGTTTTCTTTTAACAGAAATGGTTTATATTTTGTACACTTTCTTTTCAGTTCTTGCCACACAATATCGTCTTTCATATCTTTATCAAACTGTGGAAAGAAGTCTACAAGTTCGTTTATAATCATGAATGTTTCTATCTCAATAAATTTCTTCTGCAACATAATCATAATGAGAGGGTGTTGACCATCATCTTGCATTTTGAAAAAATCATCAAAACTCATATCTTTATTTTCTAACATAGTAACCATAAACTTATCTGAATCATTATCAAACACATAAGACAAAGCATCAATCTTTCTTTTCCATGCAGAGTAAATCTCTCTTGGTTTTACACCAGTCATATCACCAATCCAAAACTTAGAATCATATAACATATTTGCAAGAATCATTTCTGCAATCTTTTGTATAGGATACTTTCTTGCAAAACGTATAAAGAAGTATCTATCTTTTCTCTTACGGAAAGAGTCTACATTTGCATTTGTCTTTCCATTGTAGTTGAAAAAATTATAATCTTCTCTAGAAAAATGTGTTTTCATAGCAACATAGATTTTGTATGCTTCAAATCCACGTTGAATGGCTGTTGTCATATTGGTAACTTTCCTGTTCTAGGTAGAAAGTTGAGATTAGTTGCTTCAACTTCTAGTTTTTCTTTTAAAGGTTTTGATATTAATTTTGCAATCGTATCTGGTTCTATGTTTCTTATTTCACAAAATGTAAGAATGGCGTCCATGTAAGATAACTTATCTTTCTGTACAAGACTTTCTATTTCTATTGCAAACTTCTTTGGTGAACGAAACTCAACTGCCATGATTTTATTTCTCCTATTCAAATTGTGGTGGTGATTGATTCGGTTGCCACGCTCAATCACCAAAGCGCCTCTTTACCGACTAAGCGGCAAGTGCATAACTACTATGATTTTCAGCAGTTATAGATTCGGGCCTTTATCGTGCCTGCCCAACACGAGCAACTCCAAATATTCGCAATCCAGTCTGTCGAAACCTTTTCACCCCCATAGAATTTTTTTGTTTGATATGGTGGAGGTGACGGGAATCGAACCCGTGTCCAGAAAGTTTTAAATACCTTTCATAGTTGCCAGTTCACATACACATAATATAATTAAAATCTTTTTATTTTTTTATCATCATCATAGATTTGAGGTAGTAACATTAATCCACCACCTTTTGATAAAACGCAACTGTAACCATTTTGAAAAATATTTAAGATTACATATACTTGCGATTTTATATCACCCCATGCAGATAGTGCAAGACCACTTCCCATAGGCACAGCAGTTAGTGGACCTTCTGTAACTTCTAATCCAAATGCAAACTGTTTTAAACCTATATCGTTTAAGTGTGAGGTTATTGCAAGAGTAGAGTAACAGGCTAAATTTACTGTTATAAATTTGCCGCCCTTTACTGGTGGTAATAATGACTTATAAGGTTTCTCTTTCTTATTAGGTTCTACTTTTTTTGGTTTTTCTGCGAGGCTGGGAACTGCCAAAAAAATAAAAAGAAATAAAAAGAGAACGATTCTCTTTAACATAATTTTTCCTTTTTAAAAGACATTTCCACTTGTTGATTTATCCAATTGAGATCCCGGATATTTCTTATGTATACCTTGTAGCACTTCTTTAAATCCTGTAGGTATTTTTGATACACCGACTCTAACAGAATCACAGATAAGTGGAGATGTAAGTAATTTTACTATAGAACCAGATTCATCACAAGACGGACAGGGTTCTGATAGTGGAACTTCTCTATTTGAAATTGTATATAGTTCATCAAAAACATGATCACATTTTGTACATTCATAAGTATATGTTGGCATATCAATTCCTTAAATAATCTTGGCCATTTTTAAATGATTGTAATAGACGAACAAGTTCGCTATTGGTCATAGTTTCTTTTACAAATTCTTTTTCTTTATCTGTTAAATCTTTTGTTAAATCATTATCGAATAATTTTTTTAATGGTGACCAATCTTCATTTTCATCATCTGAAGCTGTATTTGTCATTCTTTTACGTTTCCACTAAAGATATAATGTTTAACTTCTTCTTTATCTTTTTCATCAAACTCTGGGCAAGGCATATATAATGCTTTGCGAAAAGATGCTATCATTTCATATTCAGATGCACCTACTTTTTTTAATGTTTCTAAATCTTTTTCAAACCAATATGTAAATTCTAGTTGATGATCATATTCATCACCTATAGGAAATTTTACAAACACCATTTCTGGTTCAATATTTTCTGTATCATAAATTAAGTTGCCATCATAGGGACCACCCAAAAGATGTAATGTGGCAATATGTTCATTTTTTATTTCTTCTTCATCAATAAATTCATCAGAAGTTGTCATTATCTTCCTCCTCAAAATCACTCCATTCTTTGAACGAGGTGATACGAGAAAACTCACGATCTTTTTTTCTACGATTTCTTTTGCTCGACTCTTTAAATATTTTATTTTTACCTTCTGTACTACTACTTCTTTTTTCATTCTTCTTGCGTAATCGAGAATCCCGCATTTCTTTTCTCTCATTCATGATACTTTTTTACTCCCTATCT